CCAGATAAGTGCAAATTGATCTTCGTCCGAGTTGGGTGTACTTGTAATAATTGCTCGACCACCTGTTGCGAGGGTTGGAGATATTGACGTCCAAAACTCTTCTGCTATATTCGGTTGTACGAATGCAAACTCGTCACAATATAATAACGAGATAGAAAGACCACGACCTGTTGTTCCAGTAGTTGTTTGACTTATAATACGAGAACCATTATCAAATTCGATCGATCCTTTATTATATCCTGTTACTCCTGCTCGTAAAAAATCCGGACATAATTCATATCCGTATCGTATACGTTGCATGATTTCTTGAGCACCTGTAAATTTATGAGCAGCAACAAGAATGGTTTGATCAGGATGGAACATAGCATACCATAAAAGATATGCCGATGCACATGTTGTTTTACCGCTCTGTCGAGGTAACATGTTAATATTAAATCGATGGTGATGGTAACTGTTTAGTAATCTAACCTGATAATCAAACGGTTCGAATAATAATTTTCCTTTTGTAGCATGTTGAATGAAGAAAAAGTTTTTTGCAAAATGCAAATAACCGTTATCGGGATCAGCACATGATAACAAATGAGATACTTGGTCTTCTGTAAACTTTTCTGTTGTGTGAGCTTTTTTTGTAAGAACCCCATCCAAACTTTTATTGGCCATTTATATCTCCTTTTTTCCAAGTTTTCCCTTTATTCCACGGAATACGGTTGCCTGTTTGATAGTCAGTTTTGAGAGTATTGCTAAGTTTAGCTCGTCGTTCATCATCCCATTTTTTACCGGTATTGATTTCTGATAATTTTTGTTTTTGTTCATCGGAAATTTTTTTTCCTCGATGCGCATTACCAATTTTATCTTTTGTTTCTTGTGTCCTCGTCGAACCCTTCCGATATTTAGAAAGTTTCTCTCTAGTTGTATCATAAACTTTTATTGTTAATGTGCCTTCTTGGAATTTCTTTTTTCTCGTTTCGCTTATCTTTCGTTTAGTTTCCTCTGACATTTTTCTACCAGTATGTTGTTTACTGAATGTCTTGGCTAGAGTTTTTCTTAAGATTTCATAAGTTTTAGAATTAACTGTATAACGTTCTTGCACTTGATTTTCAACATTGATCATTAACCATAACGCATAGTCCATTTTTTCTTTATTTTTTATTACACATTTTGTTAATAACCAGTGACAAATAAAATGTTCTCTTGCGGTCAACTCGACTAAATTTTCTACCTGATCTGACCCACCTAAAGATTTTGGCACAATATGGTGTGTTTCAGTATAATTATTATTTAATGATCGGGATTGTGCATTGTTAATTATTTGAAAATACCAACTATAGTATTTGTTTTCTTTAAACATATATAATATTTATATGTTTTGGTTATAATACCGTTTAAAAACTTATTCCAAAAAAAACGGGCATTTCTGCCCGTTTTTGAACTAAGTTACACCAACGACAGTGTTCGGTTAGTATCTGCTGTCTCTTCCTCGCTCCCAGCGGTTCTCTGCATCTTGTGCTGCGGCGCGTTGATCATAAGAAGGGTCTACTCGATATCCGTCATCTGAATGATGAGCAATATAATCTTGTTCATAATTATCTAAATCATTTTTTTCGATCCAAGACCAAATTGGATTCATCAATACGTCTTTATATTTTGTTACATCGACCATATCGTCTGATTCTTCACTATAGGTTAAAATTTTATGTAGTTCTAAGTCGCCATTGTGATCAAATTCATAGGTAAATGAAAAGAAGTTACTTGGGAAGGTAGAATGAAGTTCTTGTGGTAAATCAATTTCTACGTCTTCAATATCTCTTTCAATTCCGTAAGCGTTAATTTCAGGATCGTCGTCCGGTGGATCCCATCCCCAGTAACCTTCAGTAACATTATTACGAGATTTAACTTCTTCGTAATGTTTTGCTAATTTTGCAGCAATAGATGATTCGTTAACATTCCAAGGATTTCCTCCGCCTGCTTGCTTAGGTGCTTCTTTACCTTTACTTGCTAAATCATTACCAGTTGGTGTAACTGACGAAATATCAAGTGTAGTAGTATCCGAGCCTCCTTCTACAGAGTTTTCAAAACTATCACCTATGATCGGTTCTGCATGACTATCAGTATTAGGTTCGCCAAACAGTTCATCTCCGTCATTATTATCCGAAGATGCTTGTTCAATATTTCTTAAAATATCAATAAGATCCTTAATTCCGTTTGACCCTGATCCGTTCATAGTTACGTTCATAGATACATTATCTTGTTGCTTAGTAGCACCGGCAGTATCCATGCCACAACCTTCCATACTACATTCAGACAGTCCTTCATCTAATTGAGCGATCTTTTTGTATAAATCGTTAAAGTTCATAATTATTTTCCTTTGTATGGATCAAGTGTTGTGATTTTATTTGATCCTAAGACACTTTTTGTAGCAGCTTTATCTGCCATTGCAGGTCCACATTTTTCTTTAGGAGCTTTCTTTGCAAGCAATTTTTCGTTCACACCTTTGTACGGTGTACCTTGATGTTTTGTTTTGCTGAGTTCTTTAAGTAATGCCATAGCATGTTTGTCGCCGACCATTGCTTGATTATTTTCTTTTTGATAATCAGTGCCTAGCATTGCTGTTCCAGTTTTTTCGTCGAACTCGTGATTAAGCTCTTCTTCTTCTTGTTCTTTTAAATTACGAACCTTAACACAACAATGAGTTAAATTTCCTGCTTCAGCAACCATGTCTCTTAGTTGATTGCTAGTTACTGGATATCCTAATGTTATATCAAAAATAGTTACAGCAATATTTGAATGTTCAGGAAAATCAGATTGAGTTTCCTGTATCGGAGTTCTTTTTCCTTCTGAAAAAGATTCTACTGAATACTTTTCACATGCTTGCTTAATCTTTGAAACAACATCGTCAGATGGTTCGCCTGCAATTTTAATTTTAAATTCGTAGCTTTGTTTGCTTTCGATAAGATATTCTTTAAATGATTTCATGATTAAATCCCAATACTATATTTATTTCATATTCTTTAATTTTTCAATCAAGCTGTTACGATCTGTTACAACAAATCCTTCTCCTGAAATATTAATGCCCGGATCAGATGATGAGTCTGAATCAAGTTTTTGCTTTTTGAGTTGCAAATCTATCATTTTTAATTTCTTATCAATCTTTGCTGATTTCGCATCGATAGCGTTCTTTAACATTGTGCCGGCAACTTCGAATATTCTTCCACTAAATCTAGCTTCAACGTTCATGCCGAGATCCATTAAATCATCGTATGCTTCTGTTGCTCGTCTAGCAAGTTCGTCGAATTCGGTATCGCTAATATCACCGAGACCTTTAACTTGCGGTAATGCAGCAGATATCTTATCAAACTCGGCCATATCACGAAATAACGGCTCAGGCGACGATGATTCTTTAACTGGAGTTTTTTGTTGTTTAATAATTTCTTTACTTTCGGGTAAGTTTAAAATTTCTTCTAATTTTTTTGTCATAATCTTACTTATCCTTGACCTTGATGGAAGATATCATTTTCATTCAAAATTCTAAATTTAATACCTTGTTGCTTACACCAAATACTTGCTGCTTGCCATTTTGCTTGATTTTTAATATATTGAGCTTGGTTATACTTATTTTTTCCAACCCTTTCTAATAGTGTTTGACTAGCAGGTTTTATTTCTATTAACTCAACATTTAATCGATTATTTTTATCAAGGTATTGAATAAAAAAATCTGGTACGTAGATAGTATTTCTTCCAGTTAATGGATCTTTGTAAGGGATATTAATTGCTTCACTTGCCCATTTTTGTATGGCAGGATTTGTATCACAAAATCGCATAAACGAAAATTCCCAACTACTCCGATATATAGGTTGTTTTGTTCCTACATATTTTTCTGGGTTAGTTATGTTGTATTTCGCTTTTGCAAATTTATTGCTCATACTAAAATATTTCTAGTTTCGTAATTGTTTTCAAGTGGTGCAACTCTATATCCTAATAGACTTGTTTTTTCTCTGTAAGTATTTAAAACTTGTGCAACAACTTGACTTAACTGAATATCAGTTAATGGTTTTAAAGTATCTAACAATGTAAATACGCTAACATTTTCGAGCTTTGCTTGATTAAGTAAAACTATAGCAGTAGATCTTGCACTTTCTAAATCGAAGTCTCTTTTTAGAAAAAAACCAACTACTGCATCTATTTGATTACTAGGGAAACTTACAGGACTAGTAAAATATTTGTCGAAGAATTGCCTAACTTCGACTGAGCTATCTATTGAAACTTCTGGTTGTGGTAAATTTAAATTCATAATTTAATAAGGGGTGCTGCGGTGGTACTAGTACCAGTAGTAACCGGAAAACTAAATCCCGGAATGCCTGATACGCTTTGAGTAGATGTAGATGTATTAGCCGGTGCCGTTACTCCGGTTGTTTTACTGTTTTGGTATAAATTAATCTGCTGTGTAACATTGTTATTCGTCGGGATACTTGTTTTAACAGCTGATGAAGAACCATTTGACGATAATGGAGACGGAGTTTGATCATAATGATCTACACCAAACCCTTCAGGCACACCGTCTTTAATTTCTCCGTAACTATATGACACAGCTTCGTATTGCAGTTTCATATCAAAATCATGCGAATCACCTGAACTATAATCAACTTTATTATGATTCCATGAAGTTATAATTGGATTAACTAATTTATAGCCAACATAGTCATGTCTAGCCAATTGGTATATCGTTATATGATTGAAGAATGGAATAATTTTTCCGCTATAACCATACGAACCTTTAATGAAGTTAGCATTTTTAGTAGCGGTTCTTTCAAATCCTCTATTAGTATCAGCAGTAATAGTATCCGAATAATAATGTCTATAATAGTTTTGCCAAAGTTTGTTTATGACACTAAAATTATCATCGTGAAATTTAATTGATAGATCGTTATATTTGTGTCGATATTGAACAATCTTAGTTCTATTATATTGATTCAACGATTCCGTTGAAACAGTATATGCGGGCAAGTCTGCACTCTTGACTAACATATTAATTTCATTTCTATGTTTTTGAAATAATGATTTATCTGTTAGTGCTGCTTGATTGACACTAAAAGATACATGAAATAAGAAATTACTTTTAGGTAAAAATTTAAATTGATCATCAACAAACAGCCGTGCAGCATGTTGCGGATCTTTTAACACGATCTGTGGATCGGATTTTAATTGTGATGTCGGTGTGAATGCCATACAATTATTTAGTCAAGAAAAAGCCCATGTTTCCATGGGCTCGATCTTATAAGTATTAACTGCCTACAATACTTGTAGTAGCTGATCTTGGACTGTTAGGAGTTCCAAACCCTGCCGATGCACCAACTTGAACACAGTTATCAGGTTGAATTGATAATGTAATCATTACTGGGTCAGCAGTTGAATATTGAAGACTATCATAAGTTGTCTTAGTAATAAAGCAACCATAACATTCCCAAGTTTCTAATACATTTGGAGTATGTGCGCCGTTGCCGCCGTCTAACATTTCAATTCTCATTGTGAATTTGTAATCTCCACCTGATGCAGCTGAACTTTGTTCGAAGAAGTCAAATTGCTTTTGATTTTGTTCTCCGATAAGTTTGCTAACAGATCCTGTTACATCGTCACGAATCTTAATGCTAAGTTCACTCCAAGTATACTTTCCTGTGTAGTTAACTTTGCTGTTGTAAATATCGATAGTTTTCTTTTCATATGATACTTCTGGGCGACCTGCTTCTGCAACTTGCTTTGTTAGCTCGGTTGTAGATCCGGAAACACCAAAGTTTTCGAAAAAGATTCTAAAACGATTTTTCAACTTAGGCATTAACATGCCTTGTGCGCTGGCACTTTGATCAGTTGCCAGCGGTACTGTAAATTTCGATAATGTTGCAATTGACATTTTTGTTATGCTCCGTTTCTATTAACTTAAACCACTAATTTCACCAGTGTTCTTCAAACGTAGCGGAATGTAAATAAACTCTACTGCCTTAACTGGTTCAATCGCAATATCGAGATATAGTTCGTTACGATCAATTCTAGCCGGTGTGTTATTTGATGTATCACATACTGCTACATAATCGTATAATGCACGTTGACCAACTAATTCAAGTAATAGGTTTTCTGCTGCTTGTTTGATTTCGTCACGTGTAATCTTGTCGTTCGGTTCAAACAAATATGGTTTTGCCAATTGAGAGAACTGTCTACGTAGGAATACAACTAGACGTGCCACATTGATGCGGTCTAATGAGCTTGCAGCTCTTGCACGAGTATATTGAGCATAGTTAACTAAGCCTGTACCCGAAATAAATGTGATTGCATTAACTTTAATACTTGCTAATGTATCACGTTGACCGTTGTTTAACGCAACTGTCTTAAATTCACCTTCTGCGTCAACATATCCGACTGCTGATGCGTTAGTAATTCCGCCTCTGCTTGTACCTGCTGGTGCAAACCAAGGATAACTAACTTGATCACTTAATGCAATTGTTCGTAACATCATGTGACTTGGCGGTACAACAACGTTGTTTCCAATATTGTCGCTAGTGTAACCCCATGGATAGAATACGCCAAGGTATTCATCGCTAGTTACAAGTCCGTTGTCGCCATCTTCAGTTGCGCCGTTTGAGTTGTTACCCCAATTGCTTAATGTTGTTGCATCTGAAGCTAATCTTGCAGGTGTGTCTCCTACAACAAATGATGTTAAACCACGATCGTAGTTTAAATTTACCATTTCAGTAATCAATTCAGGATAACCTGGGCAAGCAATTAAGTTAAAGATTCTACTTTCTTCGTCACGTAATTGTTGATTGCTGTTAACAGTTGCTTGAAGTGCTTGAATAACAACTCTACGTTGTGCAAGTCTTCCAAAACTACCAGATCCGTCTTCTTGATTTGCTGCTGCACTTACCCACATATGTGGATAATAATCAGTCATTAATTCGTCGTTAAATTGTGTATTACGAGTTAATGTGTTAACATAGTTGCGAACAAATTTCTTAACATTGTAACCACTTCTACGTAGATTCCAAAGCAGCATACCTTTTGGATATAAAGTTGCATCTGGAGCGTCGAAGTCTAAGAAGTCAGCTGCTTCATTTGCGTCAGTGCCAATTTCAGCAACCGGTCCACCTAATAATTCTGCGAGTGATGCAGGATCAGCTGTTAAACCATTTGTGTTCCATCGTGCATCTGCAAAAACGATTCCGTTTTCAGATGTTTGATCTGCTTTGTCTACTAACTGCCACTTCTTAGTAAAATTGATATACTTATAAAGTGAAGGGAAGTTTTCCATGTCTGATGTGTCAACCCATAGATCACCTTCAACTAATGCAGTATTGTCGCTTTGTAATGTAGGAGCAGTTGCGCTAAAGATTGGTCCGTTTGGATCAGTTGCACCAATGCCTTGACCGAGGTCAACATTACGATATGCTCTCCACTGAGTACCATCATTAACCATGATGTCAGCATCTTCATATGAGCTAGAATACCAAAGTTGTCCGTCGAACGGAGCAGAAGTGACTTGTGTATCACTTGCTGTTGCAAATCCGCCAGTCTTATCATCTGTTAATGAAGTCCATAAAGATGCAACATATGCGTCAACAGTTCCTGTTGGATCTGCATAGAAATTTGCAGTCGAAGTAGTATCAAATAAAGTTGATACTGGAGAATTTGCTCCATCAACAAATTTGATTTCCCCACCTGTTAAGTGTCTAATTACAACCTGTGGTGAAGATTCTGTTCCTGTTCCAATCGCATCAACATTAGTATCTTGCAATGCAGTATTGATTGCTTCTAAGATTGATTCCTTAATTGTATTTGGTGTATCAGATCCTGATACAGTGAACGAAATAGCTACAGGTGTTGACATAGCATCGCTGTTTACAGAACTTTCTGAAACTGTGAATGTATATGAACCTGCATCAAAGGTATTAATTGTGATCGCACTCGAAACAACTGATGTAAAAGTTGCTTCACGACGACGATACAATTTAAAGTTAGCAAGTTGATCAGTTTCTTCTGAATCATTAAACTTAACGTATAATGAATTGCCTGCTAAATTTAGACCACCGCCATTTGGATCTAATCCTTTTAATGCAGCAGCATTTGTGCTGTATAATGGAGCAATCATGTTAACCCAAGAGCTAGTTGCTTCATTGTACTTCTTAACAACCCAATCTGCTCCTTTATTAGGAGTAGTTGTCTTGATCCAAAGAGAGCCAGTTGGTCGATTGTTAACAGTTGACGGTGCATCTGATCTCTTAAACAACGGAACACTAGTGTGTGACGAAATTTGAAGTGCAGGTGCTTTGTATGTTCCTGTCGATAATCCTACTTTTGCAACAGTTGTACCGGAAACAGCGATATCAGTTCCGTCAGTTGCGTAAAGTTCGAGCTTATTGTTGATAACCGCTGCCTTAACTCCCGGGATATTTCGAGAATTGATATCAGCTGCTAGACCTGATAATGTTGTAACACCAGTACAATCTACAGTATTAATTGTTAATGAATCAGCTAACAATAAAGTTACAGATCCTTCTGAAATTGATCCTTGTGCAGCAGGAATACTTGCTACCCAAGCTAATGAACCAACTTCGACCCATGTACCTGCAGGTGTGTTAGTTAACTTTTTCTTGTACCATAGTGTGTTTAAACTAGATACTGAAACCATTGCATAACTACCAACTTTACCAATGCTTGCCTTTGGAGTAAAATCTTCTCCTGCAAAATCAACAACATCATTAGTGTCATTGATAACAGTTGGGACTACATTTGTAAATGTTTGACCGTATGTTAAATCAGCTGATGCAGAATTCCATTCAAACAAACCCCACTTAGTGCTTGCAGTATCAAGCCAAAAAGTATTGTTTACAGGATTACCTGAAGGAATAGTAGCAGAAGCATTAAGTTGAGCAAGGTCAACGTCTGCACGAACAACATATGCACGATTACTAACACCTAAAAAGCTGTAA